TGGTGATTTGCCAGAAGATAGAAAGAATGAATGTACTGCTTTAATGATGGTGCAAAAGCAACGCAATTATACTTATGAAGGTACATTTGGTTTTTGGTTTGACATTAAAACATTAACTTACAAGGAAAGACCATTATGACTATAAACGAAGTATTAAAAGAGTTTAAACGCACTTTTGGAAACTTTGAATACAAAGCGACTAGCAAAGATGGTAGAGTATTTAAATCTAGCGGTTTTGACAAAGCAAATAAAGTATTGACAAAATAAATTTACAGTAGTAAACTAATACCTAGTAACATTTTTATTAACCTTTAAAAAGAAGGAAGATACCATGAGTAAATCAAATCAATATGCACTTGAATCTAACATTCAAGACATAGAACAACAAGAACAACTCCACGAACTATATTCCGAGATAGAACAAGCAGAAGAGCGTAAGCGTATTCAAGACTTACAACAAGCTGCAAGAGGTGAGTTTGACATTTTTGCAGAGATTAAGAAGTTTAATAAAGCATATAAGGAATCATTATGAGTAAATATAAAGATATAAGAAAAGTAGATGTATCAGACCATACAGAAAAGAAAGGTAAATTTACGTATCTTTCTTGGGCTTGGGCTGTTGATACTTTATTGCAACATGATGAATCAGCAACATGGACTTATGCAGAACCTATGACATTGCCTGATGGAAGTATAATGGTGTTTTGTACTGTAAAAGCATTTGGGAAAGAGATGACTGCACAATTACCTGTACTAGACTTTAAAAACCAAGCTATTAAAAACCCAAATTCAATGCACTTGAATACAGCTATGCAAAGATGTTTAGCAAAAGCTATAGCATTACATGGATTAGGTTTGTATATCTATCAAGGCGAAGATTTGCCTGAAGGAGATGTGCTAGAGCGTATAGAGAACATATTTAAGGAAGAGGGTATAGATGGTGCCAGAAGCTATTTTAATACGTTAAACAAGACTGAAAGAGATTTATGTACCCCTTTTATTAAAAAAGTAAATAAGGAGAAAGCATAATGGAACAACGTACAGACGAGTGGTTTCAAGCAAGATTAGGCAAGGTAACTGCAAGTAAGATAGATGATGTGGTTGTAAAGGTTAAGAATGGTGAGAGCCAATACAAAAGAAAGTATAGAACACATTTGATTACAGAAATACTGACAGGTAAGCCTGTAAAGATATTTATGAACGAGTTTATGAAACATGGGATAGAGTATGAAGATGAAGCTAGAAATTATTATATGGATAAAAAAGGTTACCTAAAAGATGTAGATGTTAAAGAAGAAGGTTTTGTTGACCACCCAACAGTTTCAAGGTCTGGTGCTAGTCCTGATGGATTAGTACGTTTAAACGGGTTAATAGAAATTAAATGCCCACAGGCTATAACACATACAGAGATGTTGCAAAATGGCAATATCCCTAAAAGATATATTCATCAAATGCAATGGCAGTTAGCTTGTACAGGTAGAGATTGGTGTGATTTTGTTTGTTATCACCCAGACTTTCCAGATGAGTATAAAATCTTTATCAAAAGAGTAGATAGAGATAATGACCTTATTGCAAGGTTAGAAAAAGATGTCCAAGACTTTGTTATAGAAGTTGAAGATTCAGTTAAATTTATTATGGAGAATAATTAATGGCAACAGTAGGAATTTCAGCAAGTATAGATGTAAGTAAAATTGATAAGACTAAATTAATTAAGGGTGATAAAGGTACATACCTGAACATTACTACTTTTGTTAATTTAGATGAGAAAGACCAGTACGACAACAATGGTATGATTACCCAATCTACTACTAAAGAAGAGCGTGAGTCTGGTATAAAGGGCGTTATATTAGGTAATACAAGAGTGTTTTATACTGGAGAAAGTCAAGGTGCTTCATCTGTAGTGGAAGCAGAAGATATACCTTTTTAATTAAGTAGGGTTACATTGGCTCTCAAGTGCAATAGTTTTAGAATTGGTCTAAATATTGTGTTGAGAACTTGAGAGTCTAATGTATTAAAGGAGTAAACTTAATGATTAAATGGTTACAAAATATTATTTCAAAAGGATTTGTAGTATATATAATAACTATATTGGTTTGTTTTCAAATATGGAATATATATAAAGCCAATAGTAAAAATGATTACAATTATATATGTAGCAAAAAAGGTAATGTATTTAAATCTGCAACACCAGATTCTAATGTATATATAAAAGTAATTCATCAACAATGTATTAATGGAGAAACTTATGGAAGATAAAATAAATCCAGACCATTACAAATCTGGAGGTATTGAAACCATAGAATATATGAAAGCTAAAATGAGTAAAGAAGAGTTTTATGGTTATATAAAAGGTAACGCATTAAAATATATTAGTCGTGAGGGGTTAAAGTCTGACAAACTTACCGACAAAATAGATGACTGTAAAAAAGCTATATGGTATCTTGAGCAGATGATTAAAGTACATCAAACAGAAATAGCAGTATTAGAAGCTAAAGTTAAAGAAGATGAATGGATAGACGATTCATTGCATGACGAAGGTTGATTTAAGAAAAGCACATTTATGTAATGTTTGTAATAATTACGCTTGTTATCATGATGGAAAATTATGGTGGTGTAGTTTAATTTCTGACATTGGTACATATAATATGAAAGGAGTATGTAAACATGACAAAAAAGAAAGAAAAAAAACCAGAAATAAAGATTGATTACTTTCATGTAGATGGATATAAACATAGCATTACATTTACACCTGATAGCAACGATACAAAGTATCAAATATTAAATGAACATACTACAAGGGTTATAGCAAAAGGAGTAGTTAATAATAAAATTTACAAGGTTTAAACAGGAGTAACAACTATGATTGAATATGCTTTTGTAATGATAATAAGCACTAACCCTATAAAAGATGATTTTAAATATTTAGGTAATTTTCTTAATTGTAAAGTTGCTCATGTATATGTTTCACTTTATCACCCAGATGTTAAAGCAACCAAATGTTTAATGAAAGATTATATACATTTACCAAAAGGTACAGTTATAAAAAATATAGACATGGCAACTAATACTATTAGGTATAGAGATGTTCATGATAGCTGCAAATTAAGGAGGGACTGTATATGAGTAAGAAAAAAGCATTTATTGAATGGGCAAACGGACATAATTATAATTTAAAAAAAGATGTTGGATGCAAAGTGTTTGTTGAAGATAAATTAACTTTAACAGACATTCCAATAAAGAATACATATTTAAGCACGCATACCGAATCTGCGTGGCAATCATGGGAGGCAGCATGGGAAAAGGCAGCGGAAGAAGACCAACAAATGAAAAGAAATTCTTAGATAATTTTGAAAGAATTTTTGGGCAGAAGCCTAATGATAAACAATTTGAAGGGATAAAACATGGCAATAAGTCCAACACAAAGAACATTAAAAAGATTAAGGGATAGTGGGGATTACCCATTAGTTTCTATTGTAGAAAGATGGAACGCATTTGCCAAGATACGCCAAGACCTTTTTGGCATAATTGATTTATTAGCAATAGACAGTAAAGGTAATACAGTTGGTATACAAGTAACAAGTTATAGTAACATTAGTGCTAGAGTAAAGAAGATGGAGGATAGTGATGCTATTAAACATTTAAGAGATGCTAACTGGATATTAATTGTAGAAGGTTGGCATAAAAAAAACAATAAATGGGTAAGTAGAATAGTAGATATTAGTTAAGGACATTTATATGGATAAACAAAAAAGTAATTATACACAAGAAGAAGAAATTGCTATAGAACAAAGAACAATAGATTTTATAACAAAAACTCCAGATGCTAGTAGAACTAGAATTGCAAAATATGCAGGAGTTGGTATAAGTGTTTTAAAAAGATTAGAAAAAAAAGGTAATTTTAAATTACCCTTACCAATGACTCCAAAACAAATTAGAAGAAAAACTAACTGGACAAATAAATTAGGCAATTTAAGTAAATGAGAATTAATAGGCTGATGGTTCTTTTAGAAGATTGGTCTAAATGGATGAAACATGATGGACATAAACTTGGATACCCTAGCAAATCATTAGGTATTGTTAGTGGAGGAGAATCATCAGAAGCAT